GAAACCTAGCGCCCGCCCGGTGAAAGCAAATTGGCAGGACTTCGGATCCAATGCAGGCAGGTACATCACGGTGGGCGAGGTCCTTCAATACGACGCGCGCCGCGCACCAGCGGCTAACAGCAAAGAGGAGGCTGCGCTTCTGGAAGTGTGCAAGCAATTTGACGACATTCGAGCAGCCTGGAACGGCCCACTGGGCGTAACAAGTGGCTACAGGCCGGAACCGATTAACGCACAGGTGGGCGGAGTGCCAGGCTCGTATCACACCAAAGGCATGGCGCTGGATATTTACCCCATTGGAGAGTCACTCGAGAAGTTCCATCAGTGGCTGATCCAGAGGTGGAGCGGCGGGTATGGGGACGGGCGACATAAGGGCTTTATCCATATCGACACGAGAGGCGGCGGCGGCTTCCACGCGCGAAGTGGTGTCAAGCCCGCTGTCGTCTGGACCTACTGATCAGCGGCCCTGTCCGCGGGTCTTCTTTCGACCGTGGTTGGGCTTCGACCGGCGACCCTGCCCTTGAAGGGTCTTCTTTTCGATGGGCTCGCGGTGCGGCTGAGCGGTGAGACTTTTCTTGACTCTAGTCATCAGATTACGCGGATCGCCATTGCGCCGATATTGAACTGAACGGTGTCGCCGAGTTGCACGCCCACGGAAGTAGTGAGGGCGCCGGAGGCGAGGAAGTTGCCACTGGTCGACGCGTCCCAGATGCCGAAGTGCGTGACAGTCTGGGTGGTGCTGTTAGAGGCGCTTGTGGTGATCTGAACAACGCCGGTATTTGTGATCTCGAAGCCACCACCCGAAGCGGAACCTGCGGCGCTGAAGGAGGCACTCGAGACGGTGGTTCGCGTAGCTGATCCCTTGATCAGGCTGGTCACATCATTAGATGTGCCTGCAGTACCGGGATCGCCGGTATGCAGCGACACGTAGACGTTCGAGAGCGCAGCCGGAAATGTGGTGCCTTTGACCCAGTCAAGGACTTGCGTAGCGAAATACTGGGAAAACGCCATGGACTTGCTTCTCTACAAAAACTATTCTGGCAATTCCCTTCGCCGCCTGAGTTCAATCAATAGCCACCGCCGTATGGAGTGATGGAGGTCAACGTAGCGACATTGGAGTTGGCGCCGGATGCTGCACCGGAAATACGATGCGTCTGCTTGAGGCGGCCGTATGGGCTAAGTGTGCCACCTGCCGCGCCCTTCATGATGACAAGAGTTAAGCGTGGCAGTGCCTGCAATACTGCGGCGCCTTGGATGGCCTCTAACGTGGCGTTTGGCGCAAGGGTGCCACGCAGCGGGGCGGCGAGGGTAGCAGCGCTGTACAGCTTGGCGAGCGCAAGTCGAGCGTAAGGCGCCATAGATCCAGAGGCGGCGCCGATAAGCGAGGCGTACCTGAAGACCTGCAGGGTGACTTCAAAGGGGAGGGACTGCCACTGGTTTGTCGAAACGGTGAAGTAGTAAACGCCGGGATCAAGTAGCTCTGCTGATTCGTCGACACTGGTGCCGTGAATATCGTCGGCATAGGCGTAGCCCTGGGCATTCAGCGGCAGGGGCTTATGGGCGCTGTCGAGGATGCCAACGGAGATGTAGCGCGAAGTGTAGGGAGATGTGGAACTGTTGGTGATTCGCAGCTGCGCGCGGCCGTCTGTTTCAACGGCAAAGAATACGGTATTAGTCCCTGACTGTGAGCCAACATTTCCTGTGGCAACGGCAAGCAGATTGCTGACGACGCCTAGATCTTGGGCCTTCTGCAGGCTATTGAATTTGACATAGCGCGACCGCATGAACGAGGCGCTGGTATCGTCGCTGCCGCCGTAAGGATGTTCGAGCGCCGGGACGGGAACTGCCCCAGAGAGCGTCGGGGGTACGTGCTTAAAGCCAATGTCAAAACCCTGAAACGCAATTGCGCCAAGGTCCGCGACAAGCTGCGTGCTGGGGCGAATCAGGGTTGCCGCGTACCTTGCAACCAGGACAGAGGTCGTCAGCGCAGCCAGCCGCGAGGCCCTGAATAGCCCCGCATCTGTCAGGCCGGCCGAGAAGGAGGAGGTATCGCCCTGGAAGATGAAGCCCTTGTTTAGCTGGGCAGAGAAAAGCGCTAGCGAAAAGCTCTCGCTGGCGAGAGGCATGCGGAGGCCCCTTGGCAGCGACACGTCGCTCGAGGCCAGGAAGAAGGCACTGCTCTCCGGCAGAAGCTTGCGAGCACAGGTGAAAGCTGCGCCTGCTCCTGTCAGGGCGAATGACTCGCTGTCAACATGCAGGAAGCGGACGTAAGTAAGCGAAGCTGTGGAGCCTTCCGCTTGATAACGACTCCGAGTCGCCTGAATCGAAGCCATGCGTCACTCCGGCAAGAGGATTACGCCAGAGTCAGCGCGCCGTTGGCTTGGTCGAAGTCGATGGTCAGGCTTTCTCCATTACTGAGAGTCAGCGAGGAGCCATAGTCGTAGTAACCAATCAACGGATCAGCTGGCGACGTAGGCGTGTCATTGAACACGTAAACATACCTGAAGGGCCCTACAGATCCAGTCGCGCTCAAGGTGAGATCTGCCAGGACAAGGCGGAAGGTGCCAGAGGACTGGACGGCGCTAGTCGTGCTGATATTGCGGCTGCTGAGGTTGGTGTAGGAGACCTGAGTAACGTTGGCCAGGATGCAATTAGCGGTCGAGGCAGTGGGAGGGCTGGACTCGGCGCTGGGGACTGTGTTGCTCAGCGCGATTTTCAATTGGTTAGTCGAGAGGTTGTGAACACCGAGGCTCAGGTGTTCTACGAAGCCGTTCAGCTTGTTGAAGACCGCCATCGGGTCGTAGTATCGCGATGGGGTTAGTCTAGGTGATCAGGTTAACGGTCAAGAGCGAAGAGTGTTAACTCTCTTGCAATTGGCATTCGTCCGCCGCAGGATTCTCGTCGCAGAAATCGAGGAACTTGCGTCTAAGACCCGAAGCAAAGCAATAGTCGACGTCACGCTGGACATCAGCCGAGGACGTTGCCCCTGGATCGTCGGGTGATGGAACCGATGGTTTTGTCATAGCCGGTTCTGCGGCATGGGACTGATATGAGCGCTCCAGGCGCCGCCGCACTTCGGCCCAAGCACGGCGGATCACTCACCAGCCCAAGGAAACTACAAAAACTTGGGCTCCTGGAATACCCCTGACGTAGTTCTTCTTCGGGGCCTGTCTACGCTAAGAAACTTTGCTGCGTAGCTTATGGCGCATAGTGACATGGACCAGTGGCCGCATTGATTTCTTGAGTCTGTGCATTGAAGCAGGGGGAATGATCAGCTTCTGGGACGCCTGGGTCCTTGGCATGTCGACCGGAAACCCTAGGTCGCTGATCCATGCGGCAAGCAGGGTTTTCTCGTCGGGGCTCATCCGCTTCCTAATCTCCCCGGTCCGACCGACGAGGGTACCGTGGTCTAGCCACAGGTTGACTAGCCCGGATAGGCCGCAAAGATCCAAGACGCCGCGACTCAGTGTGCGCTCGTCCCTCGGGTAAAGCAGGTCGTACGCCCTCCAAAGTTCGTCGGTTTGGATCCGCGCTCGATCAAGGTCGTAAAAGCCATTGGTCGGCAATCGATCCCAGAAGATTTCAAGCGGGCCTGGATGCGCCTGCCTTAGCTGGTAGACCTGGGACCCGAGGTAGACCCGCTCAGTCTCCGTGCGGCAGAGTTCAAGCCAGGGCCGCTTGCGGCTGCCCTTGAGCGCAATGTCGCCCTTCCCCAAGCAAAAGCTCAGTACGTGCGCTACGAATTGCGCTGACATCCCAGTGTTCTCCGGTGAAAAGGTGACGACGGCTGGGCGGTGCGTAGGAGAGCATTGCCTCTTGAAGCTTGGCCGTCTGCTTGGGATCAAACCTGAGGCGAGGCTTAACGAGCTCACCCTCCAGGTCTGAGCGTGCGCCCGTAAGGATTTCAAGCCAGCCGGCGATTAGGCACGCTTCGTCTGGTGTGTTGCCGACACGAGCGAGGAGTGATGAGCCGTCACCCAGGAGTCGCGCACCCTCGGCCCAGCACCAAGCAGCCGCGCGCGCGCCGAGGAGATCGAGCGCCGTAGACGTGATCCGTCGCTCGCCCTGGGGGTACAGGAGGTTGTAGACGGGGCGCAGCTTATTGGTTGAGACGCGGAAACGCAGGAACTGCGTACTGCGGCCATTGGCGCGAGGCCTGGTCTTGTAGGGAATAATCTCCGCCTTTGTGGCGACGAATTGCCGGAACTCGGCGACCTTGTCATCCAAGAAAGCGGATTCGCTGACCCCGCTGGTCAAGGTCATTTGGATGTAACCCCCTGTGGGACTGCGATATGGGACAAGGCTGCCATCAATCAGGAGCAAGCCAAGGAGACCTCGAACGTCCACGGCGTCCAAAGATTTCGCCCTATGGAATCCCCCTATAGTAAACGCAAGCACGCATTGCGCGCGCTCTCTCACTCATTCAGCTAGGAGGCCGTCGACCCATGTGGGTGGACAATGACTTTCCCAAGCTGCTAGGCGCAGAGCTTTATCGGCCCCACCCTGGCTACATCATCGAGATGGCGGTTGAACCCGTCGTCGTGCATGACTTCGCCAAGCAGCCGGGCCAGACTGTTCAGCTCGATCGTTACCGCTTCTGGGGCAATCCTGGCAACAAGGATTCCCGCGAGCGCACTGCCGATCAAACGCTGGGCACTGCATCTAGCCGCAATATCGTCAAGGACAAGGTCCTGGTGACGCTCAAGGAGTACACCGGCCCCGCCGACCCCCTTGACCCCACTGCTCCCTCTACCTTCAAGGTGGCCCGGGAGACCCTGCTAACCGCTCAGCGCCTGCTGCTGGACTCCGGGAACCTGAACGTGTTCCACCAGTCCATCGGTTCTCTGACTCTGCTGGACGACTATCGTCGCTGGCGTGACCGTGTCTTTGCTGACGAACTGTTCAAAGCAGAGGCCAACGGCAAAGCTGATAGCACCCAAGGTGGCTATTACTACCCGCTGAACAAGACTAAGGGCAGCTCTGCTCCTTACTTGAGCTACAGCGCTGGTCAGTCGGCCAAGTTCGACGTCAAGACCGACCTCTTGGCAGTGGTCAAGGACCTGCGGAAGCGCAACGTCCCAACCTTTGCCGATGGGTACTACCGGTGTATCGCGGATCCCACCGCAATGATGCACCTCCGCCAGAACGATGCGTTCCGTGAGATCGCTCGTTATGCCGGCAATGGTATGGTCAACCCCCTGCAACCTGAGCAGGCGCCCAACGCCAACTTCTTCTATGGCATGGGCCCCGCATACGGACAGGCGGGCTTCGTGAATGGTCAACCTGTGATGCCCACGGGCTTCCTCTTTGAGGGCGTTCGTTGGTTCGAATCGACCAACCTTCCCGAGAAGAGTCTGCAGGTAACTATTACCGATGCCTCGATCTCGTCCGCGGTAACCACTGCCGCACCGATGCTGTTCTTCGGCCCTCAGGCCGTCGGCGTGGGTATCGGTGGCAACAACGCGCAGATCCTCCTGAACAATAACGACGACTTCGCTCGTTATATCATCATGATCTGGTCGCTCTTCGCCGGTTTCGAAATTCTGAATAAGGATTTCATTACCGTCGCCTACTCGTTCGTGTACTGATAGGAGGTAGCGAACAATGGCAAAGAAGATCTACCCCGGTAACTGGGTTACCGAACTGAGCAGCTATCAGGGCCAGCCCGTTGTAGCTGTCCCTGGCCGCGTCTACTACCAGATCATCGGCTACGCGCTGGTGAGCTCAACTGGTGGCACCAGTTTTGATGTCACCATTCCGAGCCCCGATCTGCGTGGCGATGACAAGCCTCGGGCCAATATCACTGGCCTGGTTGTGCCCGCTGGCGCCAACGTCTATCACGTTGGCCTGCGCGTGCCCGACATGCGCAGGGACCGCGGCGTAGGCTCCGCCACTTCCGGCCTGGTTGGCACTAACACCAACCGTCTGAAGCTGGCAGACGCCCTGGCGAATGATGACACCATCACCGCGACCGCAGTCTCTACCACCTCTTCGGCGGTAGCTGTGGCTAGCGGAACGGTGGCGCCCGTGGGTACCACCAAGGGCATCATCACGCCTGTCGCTCTCACCGGCGCCGAGACCCTGAAGGTCTACGTGACTGATAACACCGGCACCGCCGCTGGCTCCACCCTGACGTCGACCGCCACCGGCGGCACTCCGATCATCGTGGAAGTTTGCTACTACATCGAGGACGTAGCACCTGACCTGGGCAGCACCTACCTGCCGTTCATCACCGAGTCCTGATCGGTTTTTATCCCTACAATGAGGGCGTCTGCAAAGCCAGGCGCCCTCTTTTTTGTGTCTTATGGCGCTGTACCAGAACACCAAGAACGGACAAATCGTTGAATTCATTGGCCACCACGATAAGGAGTGGGCAATGGTCAAGAACAACACTGGCTCCGTGAGCTACGTGGCCCTGGCCGATCTTGTCTCGTACGAGCCCGGCAAGGGTCGTACTGGCGTTTCGATCGAGCCTCAGAGCGCTGAGCCCCAGGAGGACGAAGATGAGCTCCCTGAAACCGCGATCCCTGCCGACACACGGCTGAACCTGAACGCTGCCACAGCGGAGGGCATTGCCAAGCATGTCAAGGGCATTGGCTATGCCACTGCAAAGAAGATCGTTGAACTGCGTCTATCCCTTCCTGGCGAGCGATTCAAGAACCTTGAGCAACTGCGCAAGATCGGTCGCGTTGACTGGGATGAGGTCATCGCTGAAGACCTGATCTACATTGGCTAAGGCTCCTAGAATACGGCTCAGGTCGCGTTAGTGCCCCCTGGAACTTAACAACTACGACAAAAGCCGTTGTAGGTTCCACCTGGGCTACAACGTCGGTGCCAACCTCCCCGCCGGTGACATCGCCAGGCTGGAAGAGGCGATGGCGCGGATACCTGATAGCTACTTCTACGCACGTACGCTTGAGCATCTTGATCGGTGCGACAAGGCGTACAGGGTCTCACAGATCTTCCGCGTAGAGGATCAGCCGCAGCCGAGCCGCATCGAGCGGATCACTGGGGATACGGATCGTGCGATCTATTCCTCGGATCCGCTGAAGGCAGATCGGGACTACCGGGAGGTCTACCTGCGGGAGGTGGATCGCCTGGCTGAGACCTTGTATGTGGCGAACTATCGCCGCGACGAGGTCAGGCGGTATGCCTTTGAGCGCGCAGGCGCTGAATTCATCATGGCCGTCCCGGGCCCAGCAGATACAGCCGTCGGCACGCGGATTGCGCAGGCCACGGGTTCTATGAATTGGAGGTAATCCGATGGGCGCACGGCTGCCTGATGGTCGCTACATGGGCGATAACGGCAAGATCTACCGCAATTACAACGATGCTCTCGCGGAATCGCGGACGAGGCAGAGCCGGGCGACGCAAGAAGCACTCTTAGATCAATCGCGTCGGTACTACCAGTACGCGAATGACCAGGCCTACAGGGATCAGCGCAACAAGAACTGGTTTGGATGGATTCCCGGCGCGGGTTGGGCGTATGACAGGAGCCTGGAGCGCAGCCTGAACGACAAAGCTGCAGCCGCCGAGGCCATCCGCGCCCGAGAGGGGCAGCTCGCCATCCATAAGGCCGCGATGGGCGAAGGGGCCACCCCGCCGACAATCGACCGCATTCCGGG